ATTACAACATCATCTTAGGCTTAAATTATTAGAAGTACATTACCTTCAAACGAGTGATAAAATAAAAAGACAGCAAATGCAAGAACTATTAGTACAGGAATTAAATGATAGATATAGAAACTCATTTGCTGGATTCCCTCAAACAACAAAGGAAAGAATGCTAAAGTATTTGATTAAGAATTTAGTTAGTAAAGATAAATATGGTAAAGGAAAGCGAACGGTAGTAGATGATGTTTCTGAAATGGAAGATGAAAAGACCCTAAGACACACCTTTGCGGATATTGCATCATTAGATAATGTATTGAGAAATTTCACGATTAGAGGTAAATCATCACCCTTGAGTCATAGGAAAGTAATGGGACATACTAAGGAAAATGCCGATGGAGAAACTGTTGAAGTCCCACCAATGGATATTTCTAATGTTGTATTTATGCCTAAAGGTAGTGTCAATAAGAAGACACTTGAGAAATGGCTAAGGATAGTTGAAAATCAAAGGGGAGCAATTAGACAAAGGATTGCTCCTATTATTTCTATCATTAGAGGACGATTGAAAACGGGAGAGAGAGTCATTAATCTGGAAGCAGATTATGTATTAGGAAAATTAAGTCTGAGAGAATTATCTCGCAGAGAAGAGATTTACAAGTATTGGGAGAGAGTTGGCACTACTGAATATGATAATTTACAAAAGACATATGAAGATTTGAGAAAGGAATTTGCAGATTTGTTTGGTGATATAGAACAAGAGATTGACCCTGAATTGAAAAAGGTTCTCTTAGCATTTTATGATTTCAAACCTGATATGGAAAACGGTACGCTGAATTACATTGTGGAATTAGCACCAATGGATATGAAGTCAGTACCTAAGAAGCAAAAACCTGCATATATACTTGAGAGATTTCTACAAGAGAATAATCTTCTAGATAAGAAGAAGGATACTCTAGAAGAAATGACAGAGCAATGGGAACATACTACTGAAGGAGCAGGTAGCAAAGACCACATTATTACTGATGCAGAAGGAAAAGAAATTGACACTAGAGAATATGACCCCACTACTGGCGGTGCTGAGAAGGTAAACAGGCCACCCCCCAAAGACCCTGTAAATCCTTCTGATGCTCGCGGATTTAGATTACCGGGTAAAGAGGGAGATTCTGATACATTCGTAAATGTTGATACAAGAGAATTAATGCAATTGGGAATAGAACTGACAGAATTTGAAGATGTGAAAGTAGACCCATTATATTATCATGCATTCACAAAGGATAGCGGAGTCTTTTCTGATACTCAAGTTTTCAAGCGAGAACTTAACAAAATTAAGCGAGAGATGTTAAGTGGTGCTAGAGTAGGAGAAACAGTAACCGAAGTAGATGTGGATGACAAGATATTCGACTTTATCGAAAAGTTAGAAGATTTGGTAATTAGTGAGAAAAAGAAATTTTACTTACCAATAAGCGATACTCTGAAGAATTTGGATATTGGGGATGAAACTGAAATAGATAACAAATTGAAGAGAGTAGGAGGATTTCTAGAAGTAATATCTCAATTCTTCGATACTGGGAGTAGTCTGAGCAGAAGCGCATCTCCGAGTAGAGCAGCCGCTACAAAGGAAACATCATCAAAAGACCGCAGTACGCAAACAGCATTTGATACAACCTTCCCCGGCAGAAAAAACAGAAAAAATCTATTGAAAGATATTGAGGAAGTAGGAGAGACTTGGAATGCCTTCATAGAAGCCATGAAAGAATTCTATATCCTACCAATGAATTCTAAATATCGTCCGTTCAATGATAACATTGCTGAAACATACAAAACTAGTGAGAAAATAAATCGAGTGTGGTCTATGCTAACTAGTGATAAAGCAGAAGAGACTGCTTTCTTCAAATTCTTAGCATTGGAAGCAAGCGAAGGTGTTGCATTATTGAATGAAGATGACTTTACAATATTCTTAGACTTGATGGAATTTATTGCTGAACCTGATGTTGGTGTAGATGTGGGTGAATTGCGTAATCTATTGAATAGAGCGCGAAAGAGAGTGACTTGGATTTTAGGTTCTAGTAAGAGAAGCAATATTGCTGATGAAGTAAAAATAGAATTTGGGGCATATTTCCATAGAGTTTTGATGAGTAATAATTTAGAGGGGCAAGAAATTTTTGGAAAGGATTCTGAAGATTGGGCTGATAGATATAATCCAGATACTGTATATCCGTTTGAAGCAATGGTGTACCACATAGAAAGAAATCGAGAAGGATATACTCAGGAATTAGGTGGGACAGATGCTGGTAGTGGTAAGATAGTATTGGCGCAAAAATTCTTGGATGCATTGAGCAATATGGACTTCGGTAAATCGGAATACGAACAGGCATTAATGCGAGTTCACGATGAGATTAGAAAGATGGAGGGTAAGCCAATCTATCACAATACGGCAAAGTTAGACAATTATTCTCATGTTAGTAAGGCAATAGAATTGGTTGAAGAAAGATACCATGTTGAACTAACTGCTTATGAGTTAGATGCTATAGTCAAGGAAGTAAATTCTATGGAAGAATTGAGTATCAAACATGGAGTACCTAAAGAAAGCGTATACTTCTTGAAGGCGAATTTTAGGTGATTATATGATTCGTAAATTTCATCCTGATTTGAGAGCGTTATCTCAGGGCAAGGATGCTATTACTGTTCAAATCGGTGATGAAGCACAGATGAAAGAACTGTGGGATGCCAGTAATCCTGACATGCCTCATGAAATGCGTTCTAATGATAGGTGGAAATATCCTGTAGAAAGTTGGTTTGGTCACATACGAAGAGAGGGTAAGAAAAGCAGATTAGTTTCAGTAGTTGGTAATGCCGTGAGAACAGGTAAAGATGGTCAGCCATACGCTTATTTTGGTGGTGCTAAAACGCACCCTGATTATCGTGGAGGTGGGGTTTTCAGAGAAGTGAGAGCAAAGGCATTAGAACCGATAGAGGGAATGCCAAGAATTGCAGGGTTTTCTACCATGCGTAGAAAATCAGGACTTCAATTGGATAAGCCTGAAACTCATGAGGTTATTCCTGATGATGTATTGGCTTTCATGAATGAGAGAATAAAACATCTAGATAATGTGGATGATTGGGGGGTTGCAAAATGGTTTGCAATGTTGAAGCGGGGCGATTAATTGACTCTAGAAGAATTAGATTTAGTCACGGCAATGGATATGGAGATGTCAAAGACATCATTTCCATATTTCTTTCAGAATGTTTTGGGAATGATGTTTCCTCCATATATGCAAGAATGGCTAGAAATAATGCAACAGACAGATAGAACAGTAATTGTCTGTAGTCGTGACCACGGAAAATCCGTATTTATGCATTGTTGGGTTGTATGGAATTTAATCTTCCAAGAGCCACCATATCAAATGGTATACATTTCATCTAACCAAAAGCAGACTCTTGTTCACATGAGAGAAATTGATAGATATTTCAACAAGCCAGCATTGAGAAAATTTCGTCCTTCTAAGGGATGGGCTATTGGAAACATCACATTGACCAATGGCAATTCTGTACTAGAGCGTTCTGTTGGTTCTCAGATTCGTGGACTTCACCCACAGGAGATTATCATTGACGACCCTTTGAAGGAGTTTAGTTTGGCAGGTATCAATAGAGTCACAGATTGGTTCTTTGGTGATATGATACCCACACTACATCATACTGCTAATCTAAGAATGATTGGAACACCATTCACATATACTGATATTTTCACACAATTAGAGGAAAATCAAGCCTATACTGTCAGAAAATATCCTTGTCTAAATTCACTCAATGAACCACTTTGGCCTGAGCGTTGGGATTTTGACGCACTTATGCAAAGAAAGGCAGAGATTGGTTCTCTAAAATTCACAAGAGAATATCTATGTGTGCCTGTCTCAACAGGAACTTCCCTGTTCAATCCTGAATTTGTTCAGAAGTGCAAGAATAAAAATTATGTTTTGAAATTGGGCAATCGAAAGGATAAGGGCTACAAGTATTATGTCGGTGTAGACCCTGCTATCTCAACTGATGGAGACTACAATGTAATTACAGTCTTAGAAGTTGATGAAGAAATGAACAAAACTATCGTCCATGTAGATAGGGCAAAGAATGTAGAGTTTAGAGAGAACATAGAGAAGATAAGGCTCATTGGAAAGATATTCCAACCTGAAGTTATTCTGTACGAAACTAACACTTTTGCCAAAGCATTCACTCAAGAATTGAGAAGTATATCTGATTTGAATGTTAGAGACTTCGATACAACTAGAAAGAAGAAACAGGAAATTATTCTTAATCTACAAATGAACATTGAAAATGGAAAAATGAATTTCCCATATGGTGATAATGCCAGTAGAAATCTGACTAATACATTGATAGAAGAATTACAGATGTTCACCATTACTGAGTCGGGAAGATTTGAAGGTGTAGGGGCGCACGACGACTTAGTTATGGGATTGGCATTGGCAAACGCTGCAACACAAAACGCTACAGATGTGTTCCTATTATTGGATGATTTAGAAATCTTCAACGACCCCAAACCAACAAACACATCTATAGGCGGTATGTTAGGACTGAATTTCTAGGTGGTATCATGGTAATCGAGAATCAACCTGATGAATTGGATAGCGATAAACTCGATGAACTTGCAGATGATGCTAGAGAAATAGAAGAGATGGAAGAAGCACAGCGTCAAAAAATCAATGATATGCAAGCAAGAAAATCATGGTTAGAAGACCATAGAATATCGAGTCATTTTGAAGTAGAGAAGAATTATGCTGAAAAGCACAGGATTTCTCTTACAGATGCAAAGAAGATGCTTAATCCTAATTTGAAAAAGTACGAAGTTGAAAATAAGGACATTCCTAAATTAATCAAGGAATTGAAGAAGCATCGTAGGACGCTCAAAGGCGAAAAGAAAGAACTAGTCACTAAATCAATAGACAATCTGATTAACTCATATTCTGAGCATCTAAGTAAGAGCATTGACAGCATTTACTGGATTTCAAAATACAAATCACCATTAAATGACATGACATGTAATGAAAGTGATATTATCAAATTATCATACATTCATGAAGAAGATGTTAGGAGAAGTGTCATAGATGAATTGTGTAAGTATTGGGAAGCCAAACTAGACAGGAATGATTTATCTTATGGGCCTGAATACTCTAGGTTAAGTAAAGAAATGAAATCTAGTAAGCGTGGTTTCAAGGGAATACTCAAGAAATATATGGCAAATACTGGAAACAAGGAAATTATCAAACATCATATTTTGAAATCAGTATGTGAAGAACCCGGTATTTCATCGAGGCAAATACATGAGAGACTACCTAAGAATTTGTTCAAGAAGACTACACCTAGTATAATCTCAAAGATGGCGATTGGAAACAATATCACTTCTGTAGATGGTTCTTTCTACAAATTTGATGATGACATTAAGAAGGACATTTATGCTTATACTGCTGCATTTATTGATTCAGATGGCTACATTACAATGGATAAGAAATTTAATCCTAGAGTTGGGTTGGTGGCTACTGGTGATAGAGGTAAGGCGTTCATGATTGAGATGCATAAATCACTTGGTTGCGGAAGACTACATCTTGACCAAAAATCTCCACAGGATACTAGACCTGTCAATAGACTGAATTTTTATTCAGGTAATGATGTGACTGAACTTCTAACAAAGTGTAGGCCATTCTTGAAAATGAAAAAGAAGAATGCGGATATTCTATTGGAACTTATAAGGATGAAGAAATCCCACAAGAAGGAAGAATGGTATACTGCTAGAAAAGAAGAATTATTCAAATTGATGAAGTTTGAAAATCACAAAGACCATGTTGGTTATGACTTCTCTCAATATGATATAAACATAGATACGGTTGAAAAACTGTATGATAATTGCAAAATGAATGAAATGGATAAAATCGAAGGTGTCATCAAGAGACAGCCTTTGGAAGAAATAGAGGAATGATATTATGGTAGAGGAAAAACGCAGATTTTCGATAAGAAATCTGTTTAGGCAGACAACTCCCAAGCCCCAAGATAGGACGGTTTTCACACCGGGAATACAAGAGAAGGATACTTCGTATCTTCTTACTTCCCCTGTGATATATCACATTGCACAACAATCTACGATTGTACGCACATGTATAACACAGTTGAAACAAGAGATATTTAGACGGGGATATTTTTGGGAAGAAAAATTCGTGGTGAAATGTGATGATTGTTGTAAAGAACATAGTTCTCCAACGAAAGAATGTATAGAATGTGGTTCACCTAATTTAAGTAAACCTGATACTAAACAATTGGATTATGCACATAGGTTCATGGATGGATATGTGAATAAGTCTGAGCAGATGTTCATTGATGTTTTGAAGGAATTAGAAGATGACTTGAATATCATGGATGATGCATACTTTGTTCTTGTTAAGGAATATTTCTTGGATAACGATGCTGAGATTAAGATGCATCGAATCAAAGAAGTATACAGAGGCGACCCTGTGACTATGCACATTTATTCTAACGAACTAGGTGAAAGAGGCGTAGAAGGATACACCTGTTTGAAGCATAGAAATCATATATCTACTAGCCCAACAGACATGTGTGAATTGTGCAATTCAGAATTGTATCCTGTTCACTATGTAAATAGAGTAAATGGAGTTGAGCAGTATTTCATCAAGGGGGAAGTGCTTCATTTCAGTAAATATTCTCCCGGTAGATTGTATGGATTATCACCAATAATTACTCTTTGGAGTAATGTAACAACATTACTGGCTATGGAAAATTATGTGAATTCATCATACACTAAGGCGCGTATGCCTAGAGGTTTACTTGCTGTTCAAACTCGCAATATGGAATCAATGAAATCCTTTTGGCGTGGTGTCAAAGAGAAGATGGAAGCAGACCCACACTTTATTCCAGTAATGGGAATTGAAGCAGAAAGTGGTAAGGGTTCTGTTGAATGGGTTAAGTTCATGGATAGCCTGAAAGAAATGGATTATATTCAGGTTAAGGATGATTTGCGAGATAGGATTTCAGCATTCTATGGTGTATCTAAGATTTTCATGGCAGATAACTCTGCTAGTGGTGGATTGAATAATGAGGGTATGCAAGTTCTAGTTACTAACCGAGCAGTTGAAATGGCTCAAACAATTTGGAATAACTATGTATTTCCATTCGTCACTAAGGAATTTGGCATTACAGATTGGCAACTAAAACTCCCACCATCTGAAGAAGAAGATGAAGTTGCTACACTTCGTAAGAGAGAGATAGAAGTTAATATTGCTGCTTCAATTAAGAATCTAGGATTTGAAATAGAGATGGATGATGAAGGTAGATTCAGTTATGAAAAGCCACCACCTGAACCTGAAGCACAAGGGCCAAAGGAAGAAGGTGACGGTCAAATTGAAACAGACCCCTATGCTGGCACAAACATAGATGCTAGTCAAATGGGTCAAATGCAAGAACAAATGATGGCTGCTGGTTCAGGCGCACAAGAAAATCCACCCGCTACAAGAAATAAATCGCGTAGTTCAGTAGGGCCGGATAAGAGATTTAGTGGATTGCCGAAAGATGCTGGCAATGAGAATGTAGACAAAAGAACAGAAAGGAGAGTAGGCTGAGATGAGTTGGTTTGAAATTCTGAAAGTAGATGATTGGAAGGAATCTCACTATGGAATTACAGGAGTACCTAAAGAACCAAACACTACAGATGTAAGGGAGTTTGAAGATAAGTTTGAGAGTTTTTCTGCACCATTAACAACATTACATGAATGGTTAATCACTACTTATGGTCAAGAAGAAGCAGATAAATTAAGCGAGGATATTAGTATGCAAAACATAGGCACTAAAATTCAAGAAGAAATAGATAATGGAAATACATACATAGAGTCCAAAGAAAAACTACTAGATGCAATGGCAAGAGATACGAACAATGAACAAAATTTAATTGTGCAGATGGGTGAGTACATTTCTAATATTCAAGATAATGATAGTAATAAAGAAGAAGTCAAAAGACAAGAAATCAAAATAAATGAAGCGAAAGCAAGATTGGAACAGAAACGCAAAGAATTAGATGATTTAGATGAACACATAAAAAATCAGCGAGGTTCACTACAAGAACTAATAAGTATACAATCAACATTATGAAAGAAGGTGAAAAAATGAGTGAAAAGAAAGGCGTAAGACAGTTAGAAAGAGAACTAAAGGAAGCAAGGATAAGAGAAAAGCAGACACACGATGACAACATTACAAAGAATCGTGATTATTCTGTAGCGGGAACAGACCCAACGACAACCGTTGAGAAGAAGATTCCCGGCGCATCCGATATTCCTGATGCAATCTTACTACCTAAGAAGCATAAGAAAGGAAAGGAAAACATACCATTTTGAGGAAGTGATTGAATGTCATTCATGGATATTTTGAAAAAATCGAAAATTCATGAAGATGTTTGGGCATTATTCGATGAAATAAAATCCGGTGAGAGATTTGCCTTACCTAAGAAGAATATGCATTTAGCACATAGATACTATGTAGAGAATGCAAAATTGTATGAATTGCCTGAAGAAGATAATTTCTTTGAAAGTGAATATTTTGATATTCCACTACCACAAAGAAAGAGAGGGCAAACTAAGACAATAACGGAAACTTGGTTCAAAACACAAGACGCGGAAAAGATACGAAGAAATATCAATAGAGTGACTGCTAAGGCTAATCCTATCATTAGGAAAATAGAAAAGAAAAATGATGAGATAGACAAACTTGTTGATGTTGGAATAGAAGCATTTGATGATGATTTGAATGTTATAGATGAAGAGAAATTAGAAAATTTCTTAGATTCTCCAATTGTAGAACCATTTCGGTTGGGGTTGAAACTTACTGAGGGCAAAACGATAGATTTGAAAAACCCTGAAGCAACTGCTAGATTTTTAGAAAGGGAAGATGAGGCCAAAAAAGTACAGAGAATAATAGAGGAATTAGAATCTGTAGTTGATAACATGGAACTTGTTGTCAAAGTAATGTCATATCTGAAACAGGCTATTCAAATGCCTGAATCTAGAACTGCTACTGACAAGTTAGTATACGATGTAAGAAAGATGTTAAGAGATTGGGGAACAGGCGGTTATGATGCTGCTAAGAATACAATAGCAAAATTGCAAGAACCACCAAAGGAAGCAAAATACACTAGTTTCTTTACCGAAAAGAGAATTAATTCAATACAAGAACTACTTCTAAATGGTAATAAAGGAAAAATAGATAGAACCATTTGGAATTTGTTTATACCTATAAGGGCAAAATTCGATAGAGAATCAGGCGAATGGTCTGACTATGTGAAATACAAAGGAAAAACATCTAAGGATATTTTCTATGAAATACTGAACAAATTAGGTATTTCTACTGTTATGCCAAAAATTAGAGAAGGTGCAGCAGGTAAGATGAAGGAATATTTTTCTTCAGATATATCTAGTGATATTGAAGAAATTCAAAAAGTAATGAATAGTAATAAGATAGAAGATTATCAGTTTTTGTTTGAAGATGAAAGAGCAGAAAAAAATAGAAACATAATTTACAAATTGAGTAATCACATAATGGATGAATATGAAGATGCTAGAGATATGAGAAATAAAATGTCTGATTCAGAAAAGGAAGAGAAAACAAATTTGTTAATGAGTTGGATGGAGATACTAGAATTCATGTATCAAGTTATGGATATTACTGCTAAATTAGATATTGTTGATGATAGAGAATTGGAAGAAATTAGAAGTCTCAAAGGTAAATTATCAGGACGCAAAGTAACAATTTATTTTGATGAAACTAAACAGTTTCCAAATTTGATAGACGCATACGATAACGCGGAAGATTATGCTCTCGCTCAAGAAAAGGCTCGTAATAGAAAACGCGGAGCGCATAAGAGAACTAAGCGATATAAATCAGAGAAAGAGCGTATGGAAGCATACGAAGAAGAAGTCAAGAGGCATTTCAAAGGTACTATTACTGGTTATAGAAATGAGATTAACGAACTAAAGGAAAGATTAACTTCGGGTAAAGAAATTGATACTAAAGAATCAATGGCTATTCGTAGACAACTAAGATACCGAGAAAAGAAAATAAAGGAACTACAGCAGAAACTTGAAGAAGATGTAAAAGAACCTCTTTCATTAGAACGAATGCTAAAGGATTTGATTCGACATCATGAACAGAAAATTTCAGAAGAAGCAAAAGAAAAAGCAACTGAAACAGGCGAGCCAATACCACAAGAAGTTATTACTGCAACACAAGAAAAGATAGCAGAAATCAAAGAAATCCTCGGAAAATTCCAAAACAACAAAAAAGATGGTAAGAATACGGATAACCAAAATGAACTAGGTGATGCCGTATGAGTTGGCAAAATATTCTGAAGGATGATAAATCTCCTTCCAATTCTATCCTTGATAAATTACAACCAAAGGAGAAAAAGAAATTGAAAAAACTTCTACAATCATCTCAGCCTACAGAATACATGGGTCAAGAATTAACGAAGATGACTGATTTAATCAAAGAGATGAAAAGTCTAGAATTCATAAAATCTGATAAGAAGATGCAGAAAAAATTTGAAGACTTTGATGAAATGAATTTGGAGATAGTTTCATCTGCTGCCGAATTACGCAAGGACTATGAGACTCTCTATAGGCAACTTAGAGGGATGGTTTATCCAAAGAAGAAAGGGGATTTATGATGACTAATTGGAAAGAAGTATTGAAACAACATATTGCAGAAGATTTAGGTGTAATAGCAAAAGACGATAAAGAAAAGGCATTTCGTGAAATGTATAGTGAGGATGACATTATGGAGATGTTCAATGAATCGTTAGATGAACAAGGAGATATTACGATAGGAAATCTAACTTATTCTCCTTCATGGGTACTACAGCAAGTAGACCCTACAGCATACAGAATAGGTGTTAGTGAATTAGAAGACAGTCTTATGGAGGATTTTGAAGATGAGTGAAGAAAATGAAATGTTAATGCTACTGAAAGAATTAGTAGATAAGGTGAAAGCATTAGAAGGCGCAGTTTACAATAAGGACAATATGCTGATGAAATCAGGTTTTGTCGTTGTTGATAGTCCAACTCCTAGTATGAGTAATGATGTGACACCTACAGGTGATACAATCAGAAATATGGAATGGGATGAAATCAATAAACTGGTTAGTAAAATAGAGGGGAGATAAATGAGTTGGCAAGAAGAGATAAAGAAGTATTACCCAATCCCAGTTGTATTTCAGCAACTTACTGATAAGCATTGGCACACTAATGTTAGTTTCAATGATTTAGGTATATTATCTAAAAACTTAGACGACTATGCAGAAGAGATACTACCAGACGGTGATGATAGGTATATGGAAATGAAAGAGTTTGCTAAGGAAATAGATGGATTAGAAAGGAAACTTGAAGATGTTTTAATAGAAACTAGAGAGTTATTGCTAGACATAGGTAAGTGATTAAGATGAGTTGGCAAGATGTACTAAAGGAAGACCCTAAAATGCCTTCTTTTTCGGCGGGAAAACTACAAGAAATAGACTGGGATAAGGAAGCCAATAAATACTTGATTGAAGGAACAAATAAAACAGAGGAAGCAGAAAATGTATTTAATGATGTTTATCAAAAGTTAATTCATAGATTTGAGCCGCAAAATCCTGTTAGGATGGTTATGTTAAGGCAATTGATGAACATGGAGATGGAATTTGAAAAGATTGATAATAAGGAAGACTGGAATAAGCAAGCCGATAAATTCGCATCATTTCTAATGACTTCGTTAAATAATATATTTGATTCTGTAGGTGCAACTCAGGGTGCTAAAGAATGGCTTAAAGAAAAAGACTTTTACATGGAGTGATTAAGATGAGTTGGGAAAATATACTAAAGGATACTGAGAAAGGAGTAGGTACTGCTGCTAAACTTGTAGGGGCGGCTGTTCTAAGTGACGATGAAGAAAAATCTGAAGAGGTTGAGAAACTGTATGGGACACACCGATTAGGTGAAAGTGATATTGCAGATAGCATGAGAAATATGGTGGAACAATTACAGGAATTAGAAGAGTTGGATTCCACTCAATCAACACCTGAAATACAGAGAGCATTCGATGATGCTAGTAATGCATTAAACAAATTACAGGTGTTATTGGGAGCAATTTAAGGGGATGGAAAAATGCCACAGAAAGTAACAAAAGAAGAAAAGATGGTAGAACTAGCCATATCGAAAGCAAAGGAATTTCTGCAACATGCAGGGCATCTTGGTACTGTTGAACTAGAAGATGATACAGAGGATGTTAAGGTAAAGCGACCAAAGAAGAATCCTTCTGAGGTAGCACTACCTAAAACTAGTAACATCGAAGGTAAGGAAGATAAATCTAATGAAGTCAAGAAATCATTGGATTCCATAACAAAATCAATGTTAGACATATTTGAAAAGGTGATAAAAACATACGGAGAAAAGTTTGCACCTATGACTGAATCAAATCCAATATTAGATGCTGACATGAGAACAATGGAGGATATAGGATATGGTGCTGCCATGAAGGATTTGACAGAAACAACGCGAAAGTTGGAAGAAACCAAAGACCCGAAGGAAATACATAGATTGGCACAAAGAGCCTATAGAGCCGTAAGAGATTTGTTGGAGATGGATATGGGAAGTGCTGCTCCATCTAGAGGTAGACTAAACCCGCCAAGACCTTGATTGAGGTTTGTTAATGGCAATGTTATCCGGTCTTTTGTTTGAAAAAGACAAGAACGAGATGACAAAGCGTGTTCTTGATTTCTTTGAGCGTGTGCGCTATGCATATCTTTCTGCTAAAGATGACCCTAAAGAGTATGGGTCAAAATGGAAAAAAACTGTAAAGGAAGTTAGAGACAAGTTCGACAATCTAGATGATTTCACTAGAGAACTCAAAAAATACCTAAAAGAAAAGGTTGCATTTTCTGATGATGCATATGACCCACAATCACTAGCCGCTAAGGAAATTTATGAATCTGTAAAAGAAATGAGATTCAAGTCAAAGAAAGTTAGTGACCCATATTCAAAGCAACTTGGAGATGAAGTAATAGATACATTACTAGAAAATGATGCTATATTTGCTGCATTTATCCATTACGCATTACGCTCTCATCCTAATCCTATTCCTGAAGAAGCATGGAAGAAGCACGATTTGAAACCTGATGAAATATCTCAGGGTGCAATGGGTTTAGATTTAGAAGTGAAGGACATTCCTCTTTACATTACCGAACACTACGGAAATGAAAACACAGACACTAGAAGAATCAAGAGTAAATTCAAAGGTGCATATGCACTATTAGAAAAGGTATTCTTGAGTCAATATACAGATGAAAAGTGGGATTCACTAATAGAACTAGATATTTCAAAATCAGATGATGAAGAAAAATCTGAAATTGATTTCATAGTTCCTAACAAACCAATGTATAGAATATTTGAATTGGAAGATATGAAGGACATAAGGGGGCTTAGTGGTGAATTTGTCGTTCAAGAAAAGTATGATGGTATGAGAATACAATTACATAAGATTGGAAATAAAGTAAAAATCTTAACATTCAACAATAATGACATTACTGAAAAATGTCCTGAACAAGTTGAAAAACTGAAACAGAAGAAGTTTGGAGATTGCATCTTAGATGGAGAGTTAATGTTGTTCGATGGGGATGAACCATTGCATAGGGCAGATACAATCAAACATATTTTCAAAAAGGAAACAGGTGGCAAACTAAAGGCACATGTTTTCGACATAATGAATCATGATGGAAAGGACATAACAGACGAAACTCTTAGAGAAAGAATCAATATTTTGTTCTATCAATACAGTCAAAACTCTTCAGAAGAATTAGCCTTCCCTTCTAAGAAGGACACTAGAATTGCTGATTCAATTAAGGAAGTTGGGAAATATGCTGAGAAAATAATGCAATTACCTGCTTCAGAAGGTGTGGTGATTAAGGATATAGAATCAACTTATTACATTGGAAACAAGAAGAATCCGAAGTGGATTAAGTGGAAGAAATTTGTTGATTTAGATGTTATTGTTCTAACAGATAGAAAGACAAAAAATAAACTCCATTCGTATACTGTAGGAATTGGGCCAGTTAATGCTGAAACTGCTAGGAACTACAAAACTGTAGAATTTGAAGAGAAGGAATATCTTCCGCTTGGTAAGGTTCTAAACACAAAAAAGAAAATTGATGCAGGTAAGATAGTTAGGGTCAAAGTTGATGAGGTAAAGAAAACAAAGGATAAGTTCACGCTTTATTCCGCCAAGATAATTGAATTGCCTGAAGTAGAATCAACGGATACTTTGCAAACATTGGAACAGTTAGCATCCAAAACAAAGAAGTCTTTGGCTGCTGGCATGAGATGGACTGCCGGAGAAGCGATTGGGACATTGTTTGAAGTTGAGAGTGGATTAAGTTTCAAACCTAAGAAGAAGAAGAAGAAAGTAAAGAAGGGATATTTCATTACTGATTATATTCACGGAACTGCTGAGATTATTCTCAAAGAAGATTTAGATGGATTTACCATTTATGGATTTGAAGGAGATTCATTGATGCAAAAGAATGCATTACACAACATAGATGTTTGGAAGGAACAAATAACTGAGATAATGAAAACTCGCCGTTCTGATTTGAGAATAGGAATTAAGAATGAAATAATTGAAAGAGGAAATAAACCATTAGCACTTGACAAAATTATAGATTTTGTAGAGAAACACTATTTGGAAACTTTCGTAGATGTATTCCAATCTAATGATGGCAAATTAATGACTTGGTTAAGGAAACAAGAAGATTTGCTTTATCATCATCCGAATAAATTCACCGCTAGAGAAGATGTATTAGAAAAGGACATAGAGCCAAAAATAGTCAAAGCGGAAAGTAGAGAGGGAGATTTTACGATTGTTCTTAGGGAAGATGGTAATTTAGATTTCATCATAGATGTCAATGACAAGAGAAATGCTTGGACTATAGAGATAGATGATACTGAGGACATTTACAACTTATTTGGTAAGTCAGGTAAGTTCCCTGCTATCGTAGCAGAAAAAATAGGTAAGCCAAAGAAAACACTAGACAAAGGAACAATAATTCTTGGTGTGCAAAAAGATGGCTACCACGAATATAGAATTGATGGTGATAAGTTCGATACTAGAGTTCATTTGAGAGTAATTCCATTAGATGAACAAAAGCGTTGGTTAGCATGGACTGGCAAAAAACAGAAGATGCTAGATATGAAAGGTGACGAAAATATATGGGATATTACAGAAGATAAATACGCTCATTTAGAATTTCCACCAGAAAAAGACGATTAGTTGATATAGTAAGAGGAAAAGGTGGAAAAAGTGTTAATGACAGAATCTCTGTTAATGAAAGCAGATGACAAACACGAATTTAGTATATTGAAATCAGATGAATTAATTATTGGCGGGTATGCATCAATAGAAATAGTAGACAAGCAAAATGATTTGATAACAATAGAAGCATTAAGAGATTCAGTCAAGAAATACATGAAAGAGCAAAAATACAGAAATGTAATGTCAAATCATTCAAATGTTCAAGTCGGGGAGGTAATAGACAAATATCGGGATTCCAACGGAGTCGTACACAAAACAGATGTAGACGATGTTGGTTTTTATGTTGTAATCAAACTACGAGATGACATAGAAAAGGCAAAAGAAATCTCAAGAGGTATTAGAAAAGGAACTCTCCGTTCATTTAGTATTGGTGGACAGGCAATTTCAAAGAAAGAACGAACATCAGATGAATATGGAAAATACAACGAAATTGATGAACTTGAATTACATGAAGTTACAATATGTGAAAAAGGAATAAACCCCGAAGCGAAATTCGACATTTTGAAAATGGAGGAAAAAACAATGAGCGAACAATTAGAAAAGTCGCTTGAGGAATTGAATGACCTGTTAAAGCAGGTTCAGGAGTTCCAAAAAGGCGATGAAAGTTTGGATGAAGAAACAAAGAACGAAAGCGAAGATGAATCTGATTTGGAAACAGTAGCCGCTAGTGATGAGGCATACATGGATACAGAAGAGACAGATGACAAGGTTGAGATGGCTCTTGACGAAGACAGCACAAGAGACTATCAGGCTGGTGAAGAAGTTGTTAGTGGTGGAAAGCCAACTGGAACTCCTTCTGAATTGAAGGTTGCTATGGCTAAGGGTCTAACAGCCGAAGATTTCACATCTCTGAATCTAAGTAATGAAAACATCGAGAAGGCATATGAGCAATACAAGGCTGAACAACTAGAAAAGATGGCAATGGAGAATCTGTCTACTCACTTTGGAGAGAGATTTGCAGAGGAACTAGCCGTCAAGAAGAGTGACGCTGAAAAGGCTGAGTATGATGCTCGCGGAGAAGTAGCCGCACTTAAGGAAGAATTCTCAGAACTACGAAAGAGTCTATCTGAGAAAGATGATGAAATTCGCAAGACACAGGAAATTTCTATGGAAATTCCTGAAGGATTCCCTACAACGACAGAGCAACTTGCTGACATGTCGTGGTCGGATATTCACAGTCTAGCGAGGGGAAATTAAGGAAGTGATTAAATGAGCGAAAACACAGGATATATCAAAACAATGAGAGATTTGGAAGCAGCATCTTACGGAGTTGCAGGGGCATCAGGAAACCAACTGCTGAAAGCAGGTGGTATTGTTGGTGGATTCGGAACTCCACACGACGCTGCATCTAACCCATTTACTGCTGCTGCAAATTTGGGCGACCTATACAATGTTCTATACGGACAGAAAGTATGGTCAATGCTAAACCAAGAGGTTAATCCTCTAGCAATGCTTGCAAAGCGACCATACACCAGTAGTGGATGGAGAGTGCTAAAGAGCCGCCCTGTTGGTGGTTCAGATGCTGCATTCGGAATAGGCACAAATGCTGTTACAGCAACAATGTCATCTGCTAATGCAGGTTCACCAAGAGCCGACCAAATTGGCGGTGTAGAAGAAAACGCAACACTAGGCGGTGCAGATGGATTCAGAGCAATGGCTCCTGAATACACCAAACTGTATGTTAGCCCAAAGATTATTGCACATCTATTTGAGTTCTCGGAACTCGGAATGGAATTGGCTGCAATTGACGACGGCGTAGGAGATATTCGCGCTATCGTTAGAGAAGATATGGGTAAGCACCACGCAGAAGTTCAGAGTAAGATGCTAGTCATGCCTCTAGAGCGATATGACGATGGAACTGCTACAAACATTGAGAGAAATTATACTTCTCTATTCAAGATTGTATCTTCTGCTGCTGAAATCGCGGCTATGGCTGACGCAAACCTATTGGATACTGGCGCAAACAACGGAGATAACTCCGCAGTAGTTGATGATGTGGTGAAGATTTTCGGTGAGTCAAGAACTGTAACTGTTTCAAGCAACGACTATTCTGGAACTGCTTCGTTCCTAGATGCAGAAGTTGATTTTGGTGACGGATATGCAGCAGGTGATGCTAGAGTTCTAACACTAAGTCTACTAAATGACATGATTCGCAGAATCAGGCAAAATGGTGGAAACCCGAAGGTTATCATTACTGGATACGACACCATTCAGCATCTATCAGACCTACTACAGAGCCAAGAGAGATTTATGGATAGGAAGGAGATTGTTCCATCCCATAATGGTGTAAGAGGCGTGAAGGGTTCAGAAGTCGGCTTCCGAGTCGCTACTTACTACGACATACCAATTATCCCGGCAAAGGATATGCCTTCTACTGGTTCTAACACAACTAATACTTTGAGCGACATGCTAATCCTAGATACTGACCACCTTTGGCTATCTGTTATGACACCAACCCAATACTTTGAGGATGGTATCACTAGTGGAAACCCATTCGGTGTTGGGAAACTTGGGAATCAGGGTATGTATCGCACAATGGGCGAAACATGCTGCTCCTTCTTCAAGGGTCAAGGAAAGATTACCAACCTAAAGAGTGCTTGAGGGTGATTAAGTGACTCACACAGTTACACTCATCCAAAACCACAAGGGGCTAACTGCCTCTAAAGTGGCTGGTGAAGAATATCTAGTTGATGCTAAAGTAAACATCACCAGTTATACAGCAGGTGGAGAAGTAATTACTGCTTCTTCGTTGGGACTCAGTTCCATACATGCAGTATTGATAACTGGCTGTGAAACAGCATCTAATGTAGCCCTACAGAGATTTGTCGTGGAAACGGATACTTCAGGCGATTACGCCAGTAGTGCATCATTCCAACTTGTAGGAACAGTTGCCAGTAGTGGTGCTGCTTCTTCTACAGGTGGAGATTTGGGAATGGTCAGAGTTCGTGTCTACGGAAACCTTTGATTAGAACAACATAAAGTAGTAGTTTCTGCCCCGACAGACCGGGGCAGAGGCTACTTACCGCAAACGAAGTGATAATATGGCTAAAGTGAAACTAACTAGAAATAGATTTGAAGGGCCAGTCGTAGTACGACTAGGTGGACACACATACAGTATAACACATGAAGAATTCGTGGATATGCCGCTTTGGTCGGCAGTTTCACTAATTGGTGATGAAGGAATGATAATTGAGTTTAATGCTAGTGATGAAAGAGGCATTTCAGAATTAAGTAGTCATGCATTAAGAGTTCTAGCAAAAGAATTTGGCGCAGAACCTGATGCTAAGGCAATTAAGAAAATTATGTTCCCAAAGAAGACAAGGAAACCTAGAAAGAAAAAGGAAGCAGAACCTGTAAAAGAGGAAAAACCTGCTGAAAAGCCTGTTGAGGAACCAATAGTTGAAGAACCACCTGTTGAAATTGAGAGTGAGGAAGAATGACCCAATCATGTACTTCTACAGGTGTGAAAACTGTTGATGCCGTTGTTTCTAGTGCTAGATGCAAATTAATGAGCGTTCATGCTACTAATGCATCAGGTTCTGCATTTACTGTTTCAGTCTATGATAGTGGTACAGCAACTACTTCAGGAAAAGTAGAAGTTGCTAGATTATATCTAGCATCTAATGGCTCTCTAGAATATGACATGCATGGTAGAATATGTGCAGAAGGAATTTATGTTGATGTTACAGGAACAGGAACATATTCCGTGGAGTATTCGTGAGGGAATAATATGCCAAGTATTGATACAGATACAAGATTGATAATGACAATACTGTTCGTTGGTTCAGTAAGTGGAATGAATGTGTTCTTTTACACAGAGTATGGAACATTGTTCCCCTATAGTGGATGGACTCATGCACTATTATTCGGAATACTAACGGTGGGTGTAATAATGATAATGAAAGCAATGTTTGATATGGTTTTGAATGATAGAATTGAGAATTTTCTACTTCAAAGAAAGATTGAGCAGTATTGGGCTAGAATGGCTCAACAAGAAGAGAACAAGAAGAGAGTCAGAGAATCCCTAAGAAACTTTGACCAAAACTACGCTCTTAACAATGTACCTATGCCCCCACCACCAAGAACGATACAGCCACAAGAGGATGCTATTAGTCCTTCATTTCTAACTACATTTAATGAGTGAGGGTTAGTATGGTTGGCGAAATCCTGATGGGTTTCGATGAATCCACATTAGCGTATGATTTGCAAAGGGCGCATTCTGCTGATATTTGGTTTCTAAGAGCGAGATTTTGGTTGTGGGGCGGAATGGCTTGTATTGCTAGTTTTCTTTTAGGAAACCTAATTGGTAGTTTTGGAATAGATTTATTCGGTTCTGCATGGGCAGGTTTTTGGAATTTGGTTTATTCATAGTAGGGTGATATTTTGTCATTAATGACAGGATTTACCATCCTATTGTTTGAAAAGTTGAATGCATTATATCAACGATTACATGCAATACCTTTCGGAGTTTACGGTGCTAGTCAAGTGGGTAAAACCACATTACATCATCAACTCAAAACTAGGGGCGAAGTCCCTACAATAGTAGATAGAACTGTAGGGAGACAAAGAGCAACAAGAAAATATGTCAAATTAGATGGAGAAGCACACACAATAAAAACCGCAGATGTAGGCGGTGAGACTGTTTTTTGGACTGAATGGGCAGAAGATTTGAGAACACGACATGTGAAATATGTTATTTTCATGATTGATGATAGACATATGGATAAGCACTATGACATTGAACAGCAATTATGTTGGACTTTTCTAGTAGATACAATATGCGCCCCTTATTGGAATGTTAATGGTAGAAAGGTAAGAAAGAAAAAACACGAAATACCATTAGCGGTAGGTATATGGGCAAACAAAGTAGACATTTGGAAGGACAAATATCCGTATGATAAAATAGAGAATCATCCTATATATGATTCATTCAAAAGTGGTATGCAGAAATTGAACGACAATGGTATTCCCTGTTTCAAGTACATTGTGAGTGCTAAATCTGATTCAGAAATGGTATACAGAGGCATCCTAACAATGATAAAGGACTACTAATGAGGAATGGTCAATGTCAATGCAATATCAGCCGCCTAATTTGATTGGGGCTACTAATGCTGTGGTTGCATCTAACCCTTTTATGGATAGATTAACTCAGGCTAGAAGTCCCGGTTCGGTAATGGTTTACGAATACAAAAGCCTCAAGCCGAAAAAACAACTAAAGGAAATAATCAAGGTCTTGAAACCTGAAAAGAAAACATTCTTGAAAATTCCATACAAATTCGCTTTCAACATTAAAGATAGATGTGTTATCTGTGGTACACAAAAGACATGGGATAGTAGTGATACACTACGACCCCCACTACCACTTCATAAAGTCAGGAAAGGGTATCCTATGCGTGGAACATATTGTGAAAAACATGCTCAAATACATATGCAATATGAAATGTTAGAACAGCAAATACTAGCAGAAGAAAACGGACTCAGTTTCAGCGCATACATTCCTAGACCTAAGATACCCAATCCACTTTCTAGTGGCCCATTAACAACTCTAACACAAGGAGATATTGTTTCCCTTTCTTCTTCAGGTTGGGTGATTCATCCACCAAAAGGAGAATCAGAAAGCAAGGAAGAAGAGTTGTTCAGACTTATCATTGAGAGTAATGGAATGCAAGAAAGAATGAAAACTCTATTGACTGAAGGCGTTAGGGTAGTAAACGAGGAACAAGGTGAGTAAGATGGTTTGGGGTACAAGTAATCGTAATTTGATGACCACAATGAACAATAATCAACAGTCTAATTTCAAGATGATGAATAATCTCTTGACATTACAAGAGAATCATGTAGAGGATTTCTTTCAATATCATGGTGAAGCATTCTTAGGTGCATTTGAACAATTAATTGAAGATGTAACAACTAGAGTTGTTTGTTCAATGTTAAGCAAATTAGTGTTTGTTCAAGGTAGTAATGGTAATATGACTGTTAGCCCTGATGCTCTTGTGGAATTTCAAGGAATTACTAATGAAAATATTCAGTTAGATTTACAGAATCTTTTGGCTAGTGCGATAAATAGTGAAGTCATAATGCAGCGAAGAATGGCTAAACAACAGTATCTTGAGGCTCAAGGATTTGCAGGTTCAGATGGAGCCGCAGCAACAGCAGCAGCAGCCCCATCCAATATTCAAGGCGCACCTGCTATGGGTGGAATGAATCAGCAAATGATGATGCAGCAACAGGCGTTCAATAATCAAAGTGGGTATCCTATTCCTCCGGCGGGATATGACCAGTTCAATAATCCATATTGGATAGACCAAGCAACAGGTCAAATGACATACACTCCACCGCAAAGTGGATTAGGTTTAGCATCAGGAATAGGTAAGGCAGTTGCTTGGGCTAAATGGCTCGCTTGAAGGAGGGGGTATTAGTGTATGGTGAGAGCGCGAAAGCAGAAAATTTCTAGTAATGAAATTGCTGGATTAAATTATTCTGTTACTTTACTTCCTAGTGATATTAGAAAATCATTTGAAGAATTAACAAGTAATCCGTTTTTCATGCAAATGATTGCATACCCATTTCATGATATGGATTCTGAGTCTAAGATGGATAATGTAAGAAAGCAAATGCCTGAGTTATTACAGTTAGAAGATTCCGATTTTCCTCCTAAAAAAGAAAGGTCTAGTACCTTCAATGAAGGTGTCTACGATTATTACCTTAAGAAGTTCCTAGATAAAATTGAAGAACAAGAATTGATGTATCTAATTAGAATTTTAATTCAGGATAAATACCTGAAAGACAAGAAACTTCTATCTGTGCCGATAGAAAGAAAACTAGATGAAGAAGGATACACATTAGGAAATATTGAATCTAATTTGAATAAAATTTTAGGGTATAAATATGAAGAAGGAGAAGGTAAGAGGAAAAGAACTGATAATGAATTAATGAATGCGATTGATTCAAATAAACCTGTTTTATTCCCTGATGTACTTGAGAAGTATATTCAAATAACTCAAGAAGATGATGAAATAAAAATATCCATAGATACAGAGAAGTATTTTGGTAAGTTATTCAAGGAATATGGTTTTGGAGATATAGACGGATTTGAAGACGATGTACCTCTTACTGATAGAGATGGTAAACCGATAATGGATAAGAAAACCGGAAAGCAAAAAACAGGTAGAAGATTTACTGGAAATTTTCAATTTGGGATTTCAGAAGTTGCTGATGTTGATTCAGATAGTGATAAACCTAAAGATGAAAAAATTGATGATTATGCCTTTAGAAGAGATATAGTAGAACAAGAAAAGGAACAGCAATTAAGAAGTCAATTTGAAGATGAAGAAGGCAGTACATATAGTGAAGATGCTTTTGAAGAAGAATCTGATTTAGATAGATTTATTGAAGATGAGGATGGCAATGAAGTGGAAAATCCTGAATGGAATAAAGCACATGATAGATGGTATGAAGAAGCCTTTGAAGATTGGAAAGAAGAACATGCTAAGGAAATAGAGGAAGATTTAGAACAGTATGGTGAAGATGATGAATATGAAACTTCAGGAGAAACAACAAGTGATGAATTCATTTCTGATAATCCAGAAAACTTAGAAGAAAAAATGCTCAAAGCCATAGAAATAGCAAAGGCAATATTCAAGCCAACAAAACAGGCAAACATAAAACATGTATTGAAGATAACTCCTAAACAGAATAAGAAGGGTAAAGAAAGTTATACTGTAGACGATTGGGATGCAACTCATACATATGATGATTTAGAAGAAGTTCATGATGCTATTACAGAAATTCAATTTGATGAAAAGTCAATGAAAGAATGGATTATGAAATCTATTCAAGACCAAAGAAAATCTGAATTGAAAGAATTGGTGCTTGATGCCATAACTCCTGAAAACAATTTTCTAACCGTTGGTGATGTAAATATTACGCTAGTAAAGTATGAGTATGATACTGTAGATGATTTGGAAAGAGCATTAGGAGATAGTATTAGTCCTGAATCTTCTGAAGAATATGAAGACGCAATAGAAATTTTGCAAACACAAGTAATAGCATTCAGTAAGATATTACAAGAAATATCAGATTTAATTGGTGAAGAAATCGTAATTAAATTATTCAAGAATACAGAAGACAAGAAAGAAGTTCTTGATAGAATTTCTGTATTAATTGGAAAGGCTCAAACAGATTTGAATGTATTGAATTCATGGTATGGTGATGATTGGGAAAAAGGGTATCATGAAGAGGAATTTATAGGTTCAGAAATTATAACTGGCGAAGTAATACCTAATTTATGGTTCGATATGAAAGATTCTAAGAATCAAAAATTCAAAGAAGAAGCAGCAAATCCAGAGACACCATTACCCGCATTACCTAAAACTAAGAATTATGGAGATGAAGATTGGTTATTGGCGCATCCTGATTTACCACCTGCTCCCAAAGAAGATATTGAAAAATCTCGTTTTCCTCAAACACGCAAACCTACACAAGAAGAAATTGACCGAAAAGAAAGATTGGCTGCTCAAGGAGAATTAGCAGTACGGCTTGCTGAAGTTCCGAAACTTCCTAATGGTGAAAAGAGATTTCAACAAATAAGAAATGAATCTAGAGATTGGAATAGTAAATTGATAGAGGATTCTAAGGATATACCAAAATCTGAACAAAGGGAAATACTTGGAAAATTACTGATTCTTTTTCAAGGAGGCAGTATGAGTGATATTCATAGAGATATAGAAGGGCATGGAGAAAGATGGTATGATGGTGCAAAAGGTGGATTAGGAAAAATACTTAGTCAGAGTACCTTCAAATACAAAAGATTAGATTTGAAAGTTGATTTTATTTCACTATGGCTTAATTACATTAAAGGAAAAAGCACAAGCAAAATATTAGACCCTGATTATGAGGAATTTAACGAATCAGTAGAAACTGAACTAAGAGAAACTTCTTGGAAAGGTAAAATTAGAGAAGAAGGTGATAAGGTAGGTGGAGGGATTCATTTACCAATAATCGCTAGAAAGGGAACAAACAGAAATGACAGGCTAAGAATAGATACTAGAACATATGGTGTCAAGGGTGGAACTAAATTCAAAACAGGTAGATTTAGTGAAAGAAGAATTAGGGGCGCAGCCAGTAAGGACATTCCAAAGAAAGATATGAATACATTGAAAAGAGTAATAAGGGAATTCAATCGAATGCGTAGCATGGTGGCCTAATCATGCCAAAGGCATCCTCTCCTAGTGATTTCACAAACATTAATGTAAATTACAATAGTGGTAATGGATATTATACAACACATACAGATGTTTCAAATCTATTACAAATATCTGCTTTCAGTAGTAGTACAACTCCTACTATTGCAGAAATAGGAAAAATAATCAAAAGAGTTGAAGAAAGAATAGACGATACTATCAAACAATCTTTCAGACCAATCATACACAAGGATGAATACTATTCCTTTGAAGGATGGGTTCAAGGTGCATATCCAATAAGAAAGTGGAGAGACTATGTAGGATTTGTTCAACTAGAACTACCAAAAATTCAGAAGATTGTAAGATTAGAAGTTTGGCAGGGAAATGAATATGTGGATTTGGCTTCTGCTACAGCCAAAATAAAGATGCCATCATCATCTACATCTAGTTCAGTATCTTGGAGAATCAGATTAACTGTAGGGGCATATGTATTTGATTTAGTGGAAGGGGTACATTTCTATGATACATATGGGCCTAAAACTACTGCTAGTCAAGTTGTAGATGCTATCAATGAAGTATTCCCAATGAAGACTGCTAAATTCACAGGAGAAACAGAAGCAAAATCTGTGACCGCAAATGGAAATACGGCTGTAAACATTTCAGATTTCTTTTATGCTACAACAGATAGTGAAGCCGGAGATACTGTGGTAATATCTTCCCTTCTTCTAGGTGAAGACGGCTCGGCATGTGGGATAACTTCGGTAGACACAGATAACAGTAATGCTGCAATAGGTACTGTTACCGCATTTACTGATAATCAAGACCAACGCAGATTGGGAGACTATTGGGTATTGGGCAATGAAGGAAAGATATTCTTCCTCAAGAAATATCCATACATGGAAAACCATTCAATTAGAGTCACTTATGTTGCGGGAGATAGTAGAGTTCCGGCAACAATACATGAGGCTGCTACAAAATTAGTTGCAGCAGAAGTAATACGACATGATGACAATTCGATTTTGATTGCAGAAACAGGCTCTAACATTGATTTGAAAACTAAACACGATATACTGATACAAGAGTCAGAAGCAATACTAAAAGGTAAACAAAATATCGTTCATTTCATTTCGTGATACTATGCAGAAACTAACTAATCTTTTCAAGGAAATTCTAGAATTGCAGAAATCTAGAAATGAGTTATTGATGGATAGTGATTATGCAGATTTTGCTTTGTCAGATGAGGCTATTTACATGGAAGCATTGAAGGAATACGAAAAGCAGTATCTCATAATATTCAAGGAAAAGGTGTTGTAGTGGTAGTAATTTTAGATGAAGTCACATTTTTGATTAGGCTACTTAGTGATAACTGGGCTTCAGCAGGTACTCAATTAGTTTCTGATGGTGTTATAGAAGCATCTAACAACGCTACACCTAAGTTTATTGATGTGCGTTCTATTGAGCCAAAAGAAGGAAGAAGGGTAGATATTGACTCACAATCTGTAGTTGTTGTCTATGAAGATAGTTCTAGCACTACTTATCCTACTATTGATTATGCTGTTAGAAATGAGACATTTACCTTTACAGTACACATTAGAGTATTACATCGTAGGGATTTTGCAAGCAACACTAAATCTAGGGATAGATTGCAAGCATTGTATAGAATCGCACGATACATTCTTGAGAACAACTCTCTTCGCCCTACTGTAACTACCGTTGAGGGCGGCACAACATATACTGATAATGCTGATTTAATCACGCTTACTAGTAGAAACGAGGCTAATGATAGAGGCAAACGATTATTGGGCTACAAGTTATCGGTAGAAATGAAAAGATTCGGGAGAAGCACTTGAGGGGATTATCAAATGGTAAGTAATGAAGTATTTATTGGCGCAGGTGCAATGGTCACAATGGCCCCTGAATGTGATATATTCCTTGATGAATGTACTGTTAGTGGAGCAGTAGCAACATTGGCAACTGCTGTAGATGATGATTTTCTATTGATTAAAGACTTGTATCAGGGTTGTATGGCTAAGATAGAAACTGATAACAATACTACTCCTGAGCAATATTTACTAATCAAATCTAACACTAAGAATACAATTACATTTAATGAAGACATTAGCCAAACTCCGGCAGGTTCTGTTGATATTACCATTCTAGCATTCGGTGCGCCTGTTCCCGGCAAACTCAAAGATGCGAATTATGGAACAATTCTTTCTGATAATTGGCTAGGATTAGTGAATTCTTTCAATCCACCTAGTCTTGAAGTGGAAATGAAACAACTGAATTTGGCAGCCGCAGGTGGAAGAAACTTCGATTATCAGTTCAAAGGCAGAGAAACCGTAAGTGGTGGTTCTTTGGATATTTCCTTGAACAATGGTTCTTGGCTGTATTATGCTCTTGGTGAAATAACATCTATGTCGGGTTGTGATGGAACGACAGATTTAGCATCTACTTCTGATAACAACATTGCTACACACAAGGGCTTTTTCATAGATGAAAGTGCTAAAACTATGGTTAGGGCAAAAACAGGAGTTTTCTATCCACCATTGCATGTTAGTAATGTTCCTAGATACAGACATGATGATTCTAATATTGGAGATGACTTACATGCTTGGGATGGAACCCCAATCACATACACATTTGGAGAAGCAAATGGGGATATGCTACCATCCTTTTCTCTAGAAGTTCTATATTCAAAGGCAGGTAGAACAGGCACTACAGCAAAGGATTCGCTAAGTCCAAATGAGAATATGCTTTCAAAAATCTACACAGGTTGTCAAGTTAATTCTATGACCTTGAATTTTGAAGAAGGACAAGAATTGAAAACTTCTCTAGATTTAGTCACTAGGAGAGTTTTCGATATGCCTGATGCATACACTCCAATGCATAATGTAACTGAAACAGCAGTATTGACAGCATCAAGCGGTTTGGCTAACTACAGCAGCAATGCTACTGATAACTACCCATTCCTATACTCAGGTGGAGCAATCAAACTATTCGGTCAAACCGTTAGTAGGATAAAGAATGGTACTTTGACAATAAGTAATAACATAACTCCGCAAACATTTGTTGGTAATTACAATAGGGAAACTGCTTCTGCACACATACCTGCTCAAAGAACATATGAATTGTCTTTGACAATGATGATTACTGATTCAAAGGTGTGGGATGAATTGAGGAATGACAATGAATCTTCAGGCGATATTCAATTAACATTCTCAAAGGATTCTTCCACTAGTGGCGAAACAGAATCAATTAGTATGATTCTACAAGATTATCTCATAAACTCTGTGACTATTCCATTTCCCGAAGATAAAGGCCCAGTAGAAGTAGAAGTTTCTATCACGGCTAGAACATTAGGAACTACTACCTACACAGGTAAGTGGGGAATAGTCACAATCGGCGGAGTAGCATCACAAAATTAGATAGGAGGCGTTTTTCAAGTAGGAAGCGTCTTTGGTTATATTCCACCAACAAGTATGTATGTTTGTTGGTTTTTTTGTAGGTGGAAAATAAAATGAATGAAGTAGTAGTTAGTGACAAGAATAAACTGTTCGTTGCAGTTGAAACTGAATGCCATCATTTGAAGGTAGAACCTGATTCTGATGAAATATTGAAAGTATGGATAAAGGAACCCACTTGGCTTCAAGTGGAACAAGCCTTGTCTACCGTGTTGAATGTAGATACACAAAGTCAGGAGTTAGACCTTGATTTGAATAAGATGTATAAGTTCATGGTAGAGGAATTCATAGAAAAGACCGAGCCAAGTTTGTCGGCTCTAGACCTTCTTAGGTTGAATCCATATATAGGAAATCAATTGAAAGAAGTATTACCCAATCCCTTCTCAGATATGATGGAGGTTGATACGGGAAAAGAAAGTTAATTCGTAAAGCAGTAAATGGCGGAGAAGTACCGCCGCATATTGGTTTCCGAGTCTTACTGTATTCTTACAGTTTGGTGTTTCACATTAACCCTGCTGATGCTATACACACTCCGTTAAATTTGATGTTAGAAATGCTACAAGTCCATGCCGAAGTAGAAGATAAAAAACAGAAAGAAATAGATAATGAAATTAAGAAAAATAAGGTGAAATAATGGCTAAGGATTCATTTGAAGCAACAATGGATTTGAGCAAGGCAATGCAACTTGCTGCTGATTCAGCCGAAGGATTAGGCGTTGCTTTTGGTGAATTATCTGATGGTAGTAAAGCATGGAATATTGCTAGTCGAATATTATCAGGTTCAGGACTTTGGAAGTTGCAAAATCGTATTCGTGCGATTGGCGGTATAATGCACATGTATAATACCCATCAAACTGAAGCCGCTAAAACAGCAATCAAATCGGCAGAAGCAAATACTCAATTAAGAAAATCATACGAAAAAATGACTGAAGGAGCCGCATTTTCAATTAAAAAATTATGGGGTATGAGCAAAAAACAACAAGACATGTTCAAAAAAAGTGAACCATATCAACTGTATAAACAATTTTTAGATGAAAATATCCATGTTGAGAAAATGGGCAAAGGAGCAGCAAAACGGGCTGCACAGGCAAAGGTCAGAGCAACCTATGGTGATGCGGCTACAGGGATTAAAGGAGCAATGGATATTCATGCAAAAGGACTTCTCGGTGGCGGTAGAGCCATGCGTTATATCAGAAGAGGGGAATTGACTGATAAAGGTGGGAATCTAAGAGAAGGTTCTTGGATAACTCAAGATACAAAATGGTTCTATAGAAGGCAGAAGAAAACTTGGGCTAAAAGATGGAGATTTATCAAAGATAGAGATTACAGAGAGAGAAAGGGTGAGCCTCTCCGAAAGAAATTAAACAGTATGAAAGAAGTCGTTGGAAGATTTTTCCAAGTTGGGTTATCTTTTGCTATGAAGGGATTGTATTATTTCTTGATAATTGCTACTGCAATTACATTAATTGTTGCCTTTGTTAAGAATATGAAACTAGGTCAAAAACTCAAAGCGTTTGAAGAAAGGTTTGGTCTATTATCAAAGACATTTGACGGATTTATCAAAATGATTCGTGGCTTATTTGATATGATTAAAGCAGCACTAACAGGAGATTTGTTCGGATTATGGAATGGCCTTAAGAAATTCGCTAAAGGTTTGGCATCTATGGTTTGGAATGGGCTAAAGGCTTTCTTAGGTATATTAGGAACAGTATTATGGGGATTAGGTGCTGGATTACTAAATTCACTAATTGAAATTCTCAATAAATTACCACTAGTAAATATCAAACATAGATTTGCTAAAGGAGGTGTTTCTTCGGGTGGAACAGCATTAGTTGGTGAATTAGGGCCGGAATTGGTTAATTTACCTAGAGGGGCTAGAGTGTTTTCTAATGCCCAAAGTAGGCGTATGGTAGGTAATAACATACATGTGCATGTAAATGGCAGAGTGGGTGCTTCAGACG